CATTAGCTTGACCCGAAACGGTAACAGACCCCACCGAGCCTGTACCTGCAACACCTGTAACCGAAGCATTTGCGTCAGCCGCAACCGTGACAGATCCGACAGCACCCGATCCTGCCACGCCCGTAACCGAAAACGATACGCCCGTGCCTTCGATAATTGAGACAGAGCCAACTGATCCAGTGCCTGAGACACCCGTGACCGATACGTTTGCATCCGCACTGACGCCAACAGAGCCAACCGATCCAGTGCCTGCCTGCCCGGTGACTGTGACTGGGATCTCTTCATTCCAAGCACCTTGCCCCCAAGTGCCTCTGCCCCAGCCGTTAACATTTGCCACGATTTACGCGATCCGAATAATCGCATCGCTTGCATCAGCGGTGGGGAATTGAATCGTAAAGTCTCCTGCTGTACTGGTTTTGTCGCCACCAAAAGCCAGCGTGCAAACCGCTTTGTCGGATTGTGTATCGTTATAAATTAGCGCCCCATTTGCAGTAATTGTGCTGGAGCTAAAGGTGAGATCTGCAAAGTCACAAAATGCAGTAGTCCCAGATGTCGTAGGTGTAACACTTGTCAACGCAGCTCCTGCCGCTGTGTAGCCCGTACCCGAAACCTCATTCGAGGTGGTGTAAGCAGTGGTGCTCGCGTTAAGCGTGGCTGAACTTGTGTACAAAGCAAGCTTAAACGAGTTACCAGAGGTGGCTGTAAAGTTGTGCGTACCTACTAAGATTTCTTGCTTAAACGATGTGCAAAGTGCAGATGTAATGCTCATGTTAATCTCCGTATAATCTTTGCTAACTCAGGCTGACCTTGAGACTCAACTTCAGCAGCCAAAGTGGCACGATCACTCTTGATTGCTTCCTTTATGTAGTGCTCAACCACCTTGTGAATATGATCCTGAAACGCTAGAGCCTGCTCTTTTATTAATGGATGTGTATTCTGACCGACACTTACAATTCTTTTTGTTGCGGCATTTGACCAAAACTCTGGGCTATGACCACCGTTTTCTGTCGTAGCGACAAGAACTTCACCTACCTCGCCGCGTAGTGTCATCTACCAGCCCTTACCGCTCCAGCTCTATAACTGTCTGTTGTGCTGTAGCCTTCACCCAGTGAGATCAACTCCTGCATGGCCGTTTCATACCGGGCCTGATACAACTGCATCAAGTCAGGTTCACCCTTAATAAAGGTATACGCCTCTACCAGGCACCCATAGAGCAAAGCGTTCTCTGCATTAGACCCCAACCAGCTTGTACCGCTAGAAGCCACAGTGATTGACTCTGGCTCGTAAAAATAATGCAGCTCCACCGTTAAGTTGGCGTTAGGTGTTGGGCCTAAAATAAAGGTGCTGTTGTCAAAAAGGGCATAGTGTTTTGGGATGCCAGTTGTCGCTGCAACCGGATACGCTTGGCGTATAAAGTTTACATCCTTGAACAACAGGTACTCATAGCCACTGTTATCGACAGCTAACGAATACGGAGAAAGAAAGTCACTTGGCGTCTCCAGGTAGCTATTTGACTGCGTGGTTGTACCTGTTACGTTCTTTCTAAAGTTTGGCAACTGGACAGACTTGAGGATGCGCTCCTCTGCCTGAGTAATAATAGTTGGCAGATTATTAACGAGCGTTGTCTCATCCGTCTCCAAGTAATCTTGGATTGCCTGCTTGAGCGTGGTAAATGTAAAAGCCATTAGCTTGTAGTCACCGTAACGACACCTACATGTCCTGTAGCTCCCAAGCCTACCTGCCCTACCGGGTCAAACGAAGCCAGTATTCTACTTTCATCTAAACCACGATCTGGTCGCGGGTTACGCAAGGCTCTAGGGTCATCGACTAAAATCTTACCCAACTGCAATTGTGGCTGGTCAGGATCAACAACATCCCTGCCTACCAAAAACCCGGTTGGACGTTGGTTTACAATTTCTGGCACCAAGTCCTTTAGCGGGTAACGGAACCCTGTCAGGTCGCAGTACCCAAAAGCATACTTTCCTTTTGTGTAAGAACTCAAAACGAGTAGCCTCCTGGGGCAACGAAAAGAGACGCCTTGTTACGATCAGAGTCACTAGCCAGCTTCCACTGCTCTTCGTAGTCCGCCTTCAAGGACTGTGCTCTGGGTATGGCTTCTGGGTACTTCAAGCTCAACTGGTAAGACAAGCCGCTCACCAAGCAAGGCAAGAACCTAGCAGGGACATCCATGTTGTTTGAAGCAGGGCTTCCTGCGTCTTCAACACGCTCCATATAATAGTAGCCAAACTGATACGTCTCTTGATCATCAGGTGTCGGCCAGATATTAATTGTGATCGAGTTAAAGTTTTTCTCGACGTAGTATTGAAGCGGCTTACTGCGAGTAAGCTTGTTGGAAAGATTAGAATATTGGCTAACAGATATCCTAGTCATTGACTGATCGAACTGTGAGTTTTGCTCGCCTGCGTCTGTCCTAATAAATGCTTCAACGATATCAAGAACCTTGCCATCCAACTGATACTGGTTGGTTCCTGCGGTTAGTGCTTGTGTGGCAAACTCAACGGACCATAAATTAAGCCCCCTGTTTTGCCATTCCAGCATCATAAGGTTCAAGCTTCTTCTAGCTGTCTTATAGTCGTAACCACTGCGAAGCTCTAGGCCAGCGCGTTCAAACGCCTCCTCCATAGCATCAGAAAGATCTAGGTTAAATGTAAATGTGCCGCTTGTAGCCACTACGGTCTCCTAGCCTTTCGCTTTTTCTTGCTTACCCCAGCCTCACTTAGCGCAATAGCGACAGCCTGTTTTCTGTTTTTAACTTTCTTTCCAGAGCCACCAGACCTTAACTTGCCTTTCTTGAACTCCTTCATAACCTTCTTCACCTTAGCTCGCTTCTTTTTAGCTGGTGAACTGCTGATCTGCTTCCTCATTTGCGCTCTGCTGATCGGCATTAGCTCTTTCCAAATTTCTGCTTTTGCGATTTAGGTGGATCTTTTTTGCTGCCACTAGGTCCACTCCAAAAAGTTTTGTTTGCCCAATAGGCAGCACTTGTTGGACCCTTTGCTATGTTTTTTGCGTGACGAGCCTTGAAGCTTTTGCGAGCTTCTTTCGAGTAATTGTGTCCCATCTTCTGGTCGCCAAAACGAATCAGCTTCATCTTCTTGCCATCCCTTACAGCAACGATTGCTTTCTTTGTGGGATGCTTAGGCGTCCGCTTGACCTTGTTTAACCCAGACAAACCAACCTTCTTCAGCCTTTTTTTCTCTGCATCAGTTAAGCTCATTTACGGTACCTTGCCGTCTTTTTAGCTATCTTTTTAGGTTGCTTTGAGTGTTGTTTGCCCTTTTTGGTGTCGGCACGTTTCTTGCGGCTAGTCGCTGCATACTCTTTGTCACTTAAAGCTTCACGAGCTTTCTTAGGCAAATACCTCTCGCCCGTTGCTTTTTTACCTTGCGTAGATGGCTTACCAGACTTGGTGCCCCACTTCTGCTTGGTCCATTTTTTAAGTGACTTCTGAGACTTTTTTAAGGCCATTAGTCTCTATAGCCGCCCCCGGCTTCCTTATAACGTTTAGCCAGCATCTGCGCTTTACGCGCAGACCACTGACCAGGCTTTCCGCCTTTTCCGCTGGCTTTAATTCGATTGAAGAGCCTTTTGCGTAAAGCTGGCTTTGTATAGTTACCAGCTTCATTGACACGGGATTTACTCTTCTTCTTTTTAGCAGCCATGTTAGAAGTGCTTTCTTACCTGCATTACAATGTTATAGACATCTCCACTGGAATGACCAACAGTCGTAAACTGTATGTCTCCGGTTACACCAGAACCAGCATTATTGGGTATGCCTGTAAAGTCGCTGAAGTCTAAGGTATCTGCCCAGTCAGCATTTAACTGCCAAGCTAAAACGTCGCTAGACGCATCAAAAAATATTTTTACACCCATCCCTATGGTTGAGTAGTAAATCTTCTGAATAGATACCTTTGTGCAAGCCGCACCAGTTATAGGGTCAACGGCTAATGCAGAGACATCAATCTTCGTAACAGCAGACTCTCCAGATCCATCGCTCACGTTAGTAAAGCGAAAGATAGCGGTGTTGCCGTCATCCTGTATCGTTTGTGTAGCTACAGCATCAGCCATCGCCGTCTCCTACTATTGATCAGCAAAGGCTGGAGCAGTGGTGCTCGTAACGTTTCCAAAGATCTGATAGTTAGTCGTGTTCAGACCCATGATGGTGACATCAAAACCAGCAGGTACATTAAACTGAATACTGCTATTAGAGAAAACGCTACTAACTTCGTTGCCGTCCGTGTCTAGGAACGTCACGCCGCCAATGTAAAAGTTAGTGTTACCAGGAGTAACGACAAGCGCATCTGTTGCATCAGCCGCACCACCAGCATAAACAAACCTAAACATAGAACCAGCGATAGGTGCTGGCAACGTATAGGTGTTGTCTTGTCCACCATCTGGGACAAGCAAGATTCTGCCACTGTGCGTTGCGTTGGTTAGGGTTACGTTTCCATCAGACAAGCTAACAGGGCCGTCACCTAGTGTTGCAACCTCAGTGATTGCTCCAGTAGTTGAGTTTTTGCTTACCGTCTTAAAAGTGCTTTCAGATCGAACCGCACCCGAAAAAGTTGAATTAGCCATAATGTTCTCCTGTCTTGGCTAGTGTCAGTGTTCCACGTGGAACATCTGTCAGGATTAAACAAAAAGGGGGCGCAAAGCACCCCCGTAATTGTTAGCTAGATCCTGGTGATCCGTAAATACCCAATGGGTCAGATACACCAAAGGAGTAACGTTCTCGCGCCTTGTAGCGCACGTTACCAGTATCGAAGTCACCGTCCATAGACGTTTCAAGCGGAGTACGCTCAAACATCTTCATGCCGTTCGGAACATCAGTGATCACAAAGAAAGCATTGCTGTCAGTCAGATAGTGATTGACTGCATAGCCTTCTGGGATTGCACCCATGTTACGAATTGCATTGATGTCGTTATCAGACGTGCCGACTCGCTGAGTCGTCTCCAGCAGACGATCTGCTGTAAACATCAAAGCGGGGGGAACGATCAAACGACGAGGACGTGCAGCGATCAGAAGACCACGTTCATCAGTGAACGCAGCGATTTCGATGATCGCATTTTCGAGTGACGTTTCGTTCAGGTCAGCTCCGGTAGAAGGACGGTTGGAGTTTGTTCCACCGTTTACTAGCGGGTGTGATGCGTTAAACAAGGTTACGCCATCTCCAGACTGGAAGCTGTCGAATCCATTGTTTAGCGGGTTAGCTGCCTTCACTTGCTTCGTGTACGCCATAGCGCGAGAGAGCGCCTTGGTGTAGCGAGCCGAGAGCGAGTCATACAGATTGTCTTCCATCGCTTCTTCTGTAATCGCAAAGCCCATGCTGATGGTCTCGTGATTATATCTAGCAGTGAAAGATTCCTGTGCTGAGTCATAGCTCGTTGCCGCACCTTCCGCCTTAACGGGAGCTGCTGCAAAGCCTGACAGCTTCACTTCTTCCTCAAACGAACGATCAGAGCTTTCTGTCTCATAAATGAGAGTGTGCTCATCTTCGTATTTTTCATACTCCAAACCAAACAGAGCGTTAAGCCCCGGCAGGAGTTCTTTAAGCATTTGCGCTCTTGAAATTGCCATTGCTTATTACTCCTTACACGCCAAGTGCAGTTTCGTATGCGTGACTCAGAGGCAGATAGGTAACAATCACGTCGGTGAACGAATCACCTACAGAGCTTGATGGCCCATCTACGAAGTCAACAATACGCAGTGGTAATGAGTTAGTCGTAGCAATAGTGCTGGCATCTACAGCATTTTTGCTTCGACCGATTGAGGTTGATCCAGCAGTGCTAACCGCCGATACGTTGTTGCCCAGTCCAGTTTGAGCGATGGAACCATCACCCTGCATACGGAACAACAAATCAGGATCATCGACAACATAACCAACGATATCGTCTGCTGCAGTAGACGCAGGAAACTGTTGGTTAAATGTCTTTTGGTTGGTGCTGGGATCAGTGTAAGCACAGCCTACAAAGATACCAACGGTGCCAGCAACAACAGCAGTCGTTACTGCGGCTTTTTCGAGAGTGCCAGCCGCAACCAGCTTAACGAAGTCACCGTAAAAAATACCAGTGCCATAACCACTTGCAATCTTGATGTGGCGAACTTTCCCCGTAAAAGAGCCGCTCGCACTCAAGGTATCAACTGGTTCAGCACCCATTGGGGTAGCAGAAGTAGCCATAATGTGGCCTCCTAGTTAATAACCACTAACCCCTGCTAAAGGATTAGTTTCGTCCAAAAGTTGTCCTAGTGCTACGCTCTGGATTGAGCATAGGCATTCTAGGGTCACTCTCACGAAGATAGTTATTATCAACTGATGTCATCTGGTTTTCTGCAACACTTTGGTAATGCTGTGTTCTTTGCGCCATCAATTCTTCAGGTGCTTTACACAACAACAGTCCACCTACCTCAATGTTCCCTTCAAATTGCGAGTTTATATCAGACTGCAACATGAGTTCTGGATGATCTTCTGCCTTTACAGGCTGCCAACCTTCCCTGAACATTTTAGAAACATGAGTATTATCGGACTGACCCAAAAGAGATGTCTTCACCCATCTGAATACATAACCGGCTTGCGGTGCTGGATCAGGAAGGATTGCAGCAGGCTTCCAGCTATCAGTTGGTCGCTGATCTTCTGTTCGAGTAGTAATGGTTCTTGGTGTGCGCTCATCAGTCATTGCAAGGACTCCTTAGCGAGTTGCCTCGCATACTGTTCTGGGGTTAAACCCAATCTCTTAGCGAGGGAGAGTTGGGTGGACGTTAGCCGTACTTTGCGCGGTTTAGTACCGTTGCTCCTTGCGGAGGGTGCTACCACCGTCGAGGGTTGATTGTCAGTCACGGTTGCGCCACGTCCATCTGGATCGCCTTCATCCTGCCAATCATATTCTGGGAAAGCGTTTCTTAAACGCTTGTCAATCTGTCGAAAGTATTCGTTGCTGTTAGGCTGTATACCTTTCTTGATTAACGAGGCATGAGTCCCGTAAGCGAGACTTGTCATCTCCTCGTAACCATCTTGCATAAACCAAGGGTTTTTGTTGGCCCAATCCTGGGCTTCCGGGTCTACCTGCCTTGGTTGTTGCTGTTGTGCCACACTTTGAGCTGCTTCATTTGCAATTCTTTGTTGATAAAACTGCTGTTCTTGCTGCTCTCTTTGCGCTTGGCTTTGAGCCAGGTTGTTTTCGTACCTTTCGGCCTCAGACATTTCTGCCTGCGCCCTCATTAAGTTTTCTTGCGAAGATACAACACGATCCGTGTCGCCCTCTTCGTAAGCTTGCTTATAGCTATTCCTAGCCTCTTGCAAAGCCAACTCAGCTCTTTGTTTAATTTGGGAGACTAAAGCAGCCTCACCACGATTAATTAAAGCTTCGTTTTCTTTGTTTCTTTGGTTGAGTTGCTCTGCTACACGTACAGCTTCTTCACGCATCTTTTCAGCGGCTTCCCGCTTTCTGCGCTCCTCGTGCTGTTCATACCGCAGCTTGTTGATTCTTTTCTGAACCTTCTCGCTGTAACCACTTAGCTCATCATCATCGATGTCATCATCATCAGATGATTCTGCCTTGGGCGGTCTACGATCTAACTCATCGCGGTCATCTATGACCTCTAGATCTAACTGGCTGTCTTCATCCAAAACATCGTTGGACTTTTTGCCAATCTGAGTTTTTACACCAAAGAATTTTTCTTCAGCAGTGTGTGTCTGCTCTTGCTCAGAGTCGTATTCTGCTTCGCTCATACCTTCAATATACCTCTTGGATCTTCTACGACAGCTTCAACAGAATCGTCGTTAATCAAACGAAACTCTTTCCCATGCACCTTAAATCGGGTGCCGGAGTAAGATCTCATTAAGATAAAATCACCTTTACGGCAGAAGGGGCCAGTTGGGAAGCGGTTAGGGTCTTTATAAGCGTCGTCTCCTAGTTTTAGAACTAGGCCAACAATAGACCCCACCTCTTCGTCATTCAGAGTTTTGGCAGACTTGAGAATGCCTCCCTCCGTCATTTCATCTGGCTCAAATAGAGCGATTAACAGTTTGTAACCTTTCGGCTGAGGCAACTGTTTAGCCTTGCGAGTATTTTCATCCTCGTTGTCTGCGTTTATTGAAACATCAACTGCTCCAACTTCGCCTTTTGCTAATGCTTCTGACATTAGTTAACTTCCTTGCACTGGAAAAAAGCGTCCAGAGTCGCTTGCACTACTTTTCGTAGCGTTTATTCAGACTCGAATCTAGCCTTCAAGTCTAAAATTTCTCTCTCTGCGATAGCTAATCCCTCGATAATACCGCATAGTTTTGTGTAATTACTGTAATCTTTGCAACCACCACCACTAATGTGGTCCGCATACTCGTTCATCTTGTCGCGCAGCTCTTTCTTCAAGTAATCAAATACGTTGTCTTCATTACTAGCCATCTAAAGCATCTTTCGCTATCTGCATACCGGCCTTCAAGCCTTCAATCTGATCAGCAGACTGGTGCTCTGCTATCCTAGCAGCCAGTTTACCTTCTTCGATATCAAGTTGCTGACGTAATCTTTGCTGATCCAGCTCAACCTTGGCTGCGGCTTTCTGCGTATCAAGCTGCAATCTTCCCATTTCTGACTGCATACGACGTTGCGCTTCCATTTCCTTTATCTGCAACTCTTTCTGTTGCATTTGAAGTATAGGATCGTTCATTTGTTCTTGCTGATCCGCTTGTTGTTGCTCTTGCTGGTTCTTTCCAGACAACTGAGCAGCGGCCATTGCTGCAAGCCTTGATATTCTGAACTCGATATCTTCCGGTAACGGCTCTTCTGGCCCTGGTAACTCGAAACCAAGCTCCCTTTCGATCTCCATCCTGTACTGGAACGCCAAGTGTTCTTGAATATGGGCGGCCATTGCAGCACCAATAGCGTCGGCATTGGGACTTTGGGACACCAATCCCATAATCTTCGGATCTTGCATCGCTGACTGGTGAGTCTGTATGTGTGCTTCGTGATCTTGGTAGATAAACGCTTTTATAGGCTTACCATTGATGACATTCATGTTTTCTGTGACCGGATCAGTCGGATGCTGGTCATCTTCAGTCGGAACAATCTTGTCTGCGTCCCGAATATTCAATATTTCGAGCATTTGGCGGTGCAGAAGCGGCATATCGTACATCTGGGGCGCTTGTTGCGCCAATTGTAGCGCCGATTGGTACTGCATAATGCGTTGAGCCATCGTTCCAGAGTTAGGATCGCTAACAGGGATGATATCAACCCGGTCATCGAAGTCTTGAGCCACCAATGGCTCCTTATCTTCGTCGTATGGGTACGTTTCAGGCCCAAAATCATGCACAACATTTGATAAAAGCCGCAATTCAACCCGCATAGAGGCGTGTAACCGCGCCTGAACCGCGCTCATCACCTTCATAGAGCGTTCTAAGATGGCTAACGTGGTGCCAACAGGGGCTTCTGCGTTCATATCCGCAGCTTTTACGTCTGCTGCGGAGGCAAAACGTCGGCCTTCCTCCACAATATCGCCCATAAGCTGGTACAAAACGCTGCTTGGCTCTTTGTAAGGCAAGAAACTGATGTTTTCACCAATTGAACCGCCCGGAACATCCACGTCTCGGAACTCACCCGGCATAATCGGGGTGTCATCACCCTTGATTCGCAGCCCTCGCGCCTTCAATCCACCCGGTAGGTTGGCTAATGTGCCAGCATCGACCAGTTGACGCAGTAAAGAGGTCGCAGATTTGGCTAATCCACCAATCATGTGGAGCAAACCAAAGCCATAAAACCCTAAACCAGGCATATATTGGTAGTGAACGAAGTGTTGTCGGCGCATTTTGCGCTCATCATCCTCGTACCAGTTACGCCTGATCGCCAAAATCGTCCCAGAGGACTGTTCAATCGTCACCACATACGGTAGCTGTATGCCGGTTTCTTCACCTTTTTCTGTATCCTCGAACCCAGGCAGGTCAAGATCGACGTGCATCTCCAGCAACGTGTGCCGGTAGTCCATGTCGTAGTTTGCTGTATCGCCTGTCAGCTCGTTGTATTTCTTTTCGATCTTGTCGTAATCGGGTGTCGGCGCTGCAAGATCTACGTCCATGTAAAATCCAGAGACCTGGAGCTTGCGAACCTCATTGGCGCTACGCCGCATCACTTGCGTTGCTCTTTCACAGGTCGCTAGGTCAGAGGCACCATAGCTAACAACAAAATCCTCTGCCGGAACAAACATACTGCACGGTCTGTCCATGTTCGGATCGAAGTACACCTTGCGGAAAGCTGATCCTGCCAACGGCAAAGAAAACAATAATCTCTCTGTTTCGGTGCGATATTCTGTCATCCGCTCTGTCAGCAGATAATTCAGGTAATCCTGAACACGATTAGACTGTTCTTCCTTCTCAGCGGTAATAACACCCACAACCGCTGTTTTTGCTGGGCCAGAAGCAGGGAACAATTCTTGGATAGATTGAGACTGGAAACGAATAACCGCCTCAGTCAGCAGCGGGTGAAACACACCACAGGCACCGTCCCACGGTGTGGTCCTGTCTTCATGCTTTAGCCCCAGCAGATCAAGACCCTGTATGTAGGTCCGTTCCCAATCAGCACGGCTATCTTTGTCGGCCTTGAACGATCCAATCAACTCAGACGCTATTGCATCTAAATCACCCTCATCGATGTACTCGGCAAGGTTTGCATCGTGAGGCACAGCGCCTTCAGGCACCACATCTGGATCAAAGTCGATGATCATGCCGCCGTCTTCCGTTCCAATAGAAACGGCCTCTGGGTTTACGATCTCGATCTCAAGATCAGGCTCGCCTTCTTCACCAGCAGAAAATAGATTCGCTGGCGGCGATAGTGGTTGGTCTACAGCCATTTATCCGTTCAGCTTGAACTTTTGTGTACGGGCAGCACCAGAACCTCTGACAGGCATGTTACCGCCCTCTTTTCTTTGGATAGCGGTAGGACCACCGTTAGCCATCATCTTGGTGCTCATCCTGATTTTGCCGCCTTGCCGCATTTTGCCTACGCCATCAGCAGCATAAAAGGGCACCATTTGTCCGTCTTTCTCGACCATAGGCAGCTTACCGCCACCCTTGTAACCTTTGGTCTTCATTTTGCCGCCGCCCATGTAGCCTTTAGTCTTCTTTTTCATCATCGTCCTCGGAATAAAGATTATCAAAGACCTGGTTTACATCCAGCGTGTAATCTAGGTCAGACTTACTGTAGTGAATGTGTTGCGACGGCCTGAAGTCAGGAGCGCCTTCACCTAGTTCCCACCATGCAGGGTGAGAAACTCGTACACGGTTATTGGGCAGTGCGACAATGTTTCCTGTCCACTTGCCAGCATCCAGCAGCTCCATCACATGAGACTGCTTGTGTTGTGCCGGATCATCAGCAATCTCATTGTTGGTGTAGTCTACCGTAAATAAATACTTTGCCGGGTAAAACTCACCATCGATCTTTGCTATCCAAGGGCACGGCGTACAACGGTCTAAGACGTACACCGAGTGCTCCCTAGAGCTGCAATCCCAAGGCTGCGCTGCCCAAGTCGGCATCGGTTCAGGCCAAGCATCAAAAGGTGTGTCACCCACCAAGCCTGTGATCGGCATCCTCGCCCACATGGCACCACCATGCACATTGGGCATGTCATCATCGTCGTAGCTTTCTGCGCCAGTAAACACCACCTGGAAGCTCAAACTACGGCAAGGCATCGTTGTGACGGCAATTGCCATCGCGTGTAGAAACTCACCGTGGTACTTGATGTGGTTGTGCGTATATTCTTTTCGCACCCAGCACTTGAAGTACGGTATGTTGCTTTGCAAAAAAGCCATTAATAATAGTTCGCTCTTCTGCTGTAGTGTGGCTCGTCCTCTTCGTCAGTATTGAGCTTGAGGAAGCCGCCCTGGCGGAATCTCAACAAAGCCTGCGTCGATGAGTCCACTAGGTCATCATGTTCACCAGCAGGGAAAGCAGCAAACTCTTCGATCACTTCCTCTGCAAATCTTGTCGATGGTGCCCACACAATACCTGACGCAAACAGATCTGACACCGCGTTCACCCGGCTAATCTTATCGTTGCCACGAGACGGGGTGTACTCTGCGACAGGTATACCCATTGCCCGTAGCTCAAAGATCAGTGGTGTACCAGCAGCCTTTGCCTCCACAATCGTGGCATCGGGTTGCCAGTCAACATAAAACTCTTGTGCCGCCTTTTTCAGTTCAGGGAACTCTAAACGCTCCTTGAAGGCATCTAGCAAGATGATATTCGGTTGAGTGACACCATCGTCATCCGGGCGATAAAACACGCCCCAGGTAGTGCAAGCAGAGTAGTCAGAGCGTTGCGTCTTGAGAAACGCGGTATCCCATGACTGAATAATAAACTCACAAGGCGGTGGACGCTCTTCTTCCCATTCACGCCACCACTCTCGCTTAACTAATGCACCCTCCTCGGAAGTCGGGTTCTGCTGGTACTGGGCGTTCCATTTAGGCGACGGCAGTTCATTACGCAGCGCCGTCAGCTCTTCCAATGACCAGAACTCCGGCCATAAGGCGTTTCCTGAAGGCATGATCGCTGGAAACTCAATCACCTCCCATTCATCGACACCAACACGTTGAACGGATGATTTAATGATCTGTCCAGTCAAATCCCGCTTATGCCAGCGGGTCATCACAACAATGATGGCACCACCCGGTTGTAGTCGTTGTCGCGGTCCTGACGTGTACCAGTCATACACCCGATCAAAGACACTGGGATCTGCACTCTGGCCTTCCTGCTCAGAATGCGGGTCATCTATGATTAATAGATCGGCACCTTTACCTGTTACAGCACCACCCACACCAATAGCGAAGTATTCACCATTCCTACTGGTGCTCCATCGCCCAGCAGCCTTGCTATCAGATCGTAACCCCAAATCAGGGAACACCGATTTGTAGTCATCACTATCTACGAGGTTTCGCACCTTGCGGCCAAAGCCAACAGATAACTCAGCGGTGTGTGCGGTCTGGATAATCTTTTTGTCTGGAAACTTACCTAAAAACCAAGCAGGCAACAGATAGGAAGCAAACTCTGATTTGGTATGCCTGGGCGGCATATTCACAATTAATCTTTTGAGTTCACCCTTCGCCACGCGCTCAAAGGCATCAGCCATGATCTTGTGGTGCCGACCTTCAATAAAAGCAGGCCATACATACTTGGTGAAACCCATGAAGCTTTCACGGGCAGACTCTTTCTTCTCAGCTTCCTCAAGATCCTCCAACAAGGAAAGGATCTCTTTCTGCTCTTCCAAAGGCATATCAGGAAGGGCTTGCAGTAATCTTGAGTCAATTCTCTTTGACAAAACTTATCGTGAGCCTTTCATCGTCAGCCTTCTATCGTAAGCTATCGTTTGTAGCTTTCGTTCGAAGCCTTCTTTTGCCTGCTTACCCGGCCCCGACCCCCCAAGGGGCCGTTCTAAGCCTTCGAGTGATAGCTTTCTATCGTAAGCTTACGATGAACAACTATCGTCTATGTTAGCAGATTCGTTGACTTGACAAGCTTTGTCAACCTACACGACAAAAAAATTTATATTTTTTTTAGGGGGCTGGGACTCCTGGCGTAAATTCCTACAAAAAAAGGGGCACGTTGTATGTTGTATGTTGTATTAGCCAGAAAAAAGGGGTATTTGTTTGAGCGTTTTACTATGTATATACAGGTGGGTGCGCGTGTGCGTTAGGGGGGTGTGGGGGTGCAGCCAGGATCGCCTGGTCAGGGAAAAACGTGCGCCTTTATCTAACGGTTGTACTATGTTGTGCGACATTATCTAACCGTTGTACTATGCTGCTCCCCTTAGTCTAACGGTTGTACTATGTTAGTCGTCAGTCAGTGGAGGGGGTGGTTGTCGTCACTGCTACTACTATCTACCAACTGCACATCTTCTAATCGCCGCTGTATCTCTGCTGCGACTTCTTCTGCTGATCGTTCGTTGCTTTCTATCACCTGCTTGTCACTAAACAGCGCCACTGTCCGCCCTAGCAGTTGGGCAGCCTGAAGCTGGGCAGGTGTTGGTTCTTCTCCAGTGGCTGGGTCAATGCCGTCCTCAGTCCATCGGCGCAGCTTGGCTACCACCAGCTCCCTATCCGTGACCGCTTTACGAGCTATAGCGCGCTCCTTTTGCCCGATCAGTTGGTCCACCCTACTGGAAACGTACTGGTTCGCCATGAGCTTGCTCGACTCGTTGTGTACCGTCTGATCCTTGCCTTTGCTGGAGTATGCCTCACGGTAAGCATCGGCGTACGAGCTACCATTAGCCACGAGGCGGGCGAACGCTTCCTGCTTTGGGGTTAACTTCTCTGTCACGGGCTGCACCTCTAGTAAAGGTACATTCTATAGCTGCCACCATTTGGTCGGGAGATCACGCACAATAGCCGCTCTATGTTTTTTGTTGTTTGGGGGTTGTACTTCGTGAGTCTATGCCCTATATTCCGAACTCGACGTTTTGAAACACACCACCAACTAGGCAAACGAAGGTAAACGAGAAATGAAACAGACAATTGATATCTACGACTTCCACCGTGCATTTAATGTTATGGGTCGAGATGATCCATTCACTTACGAAGGACTATCCGCCATCTTCGACATGCTCACAGAGATAGAGGAAGGCACCGGAGAGGAAATAGAACTGGACGTTGTCGGCATCTGCTGCGAATTCACAGAATACGAGTCGCTGGAGGAGTTACAGAAAAGCTACCCCGACATCCGCAGCCTTGACGACCTCGCGGACGAGACCATGTTCGTGATTGCTGAGAATGACCACCTGATTGTTCAGGACTATTAAGGAGTGATGACCATGAACGCAACCTATGCACAAGCGGACGGCAAGTGGCACAGTGAATATGTGGAAATGGTAAAAACCATGCCCACCGACTCACTGCGCTATATCATCCAAGATTGCCGCAATGCCATCGAGGCGCTGCCAGAAAATCCAAAATGCGAGCAATACATAGATGAGATTCACTATTGCGCGATGGAGTTACGCATTCGCGGCGAGGCAGCCAAGCCCCATGATGACGCAGTAACCGCACAGATGGCATTACATGCGGCGATCTGCGAAGACCCAACCCACCGACATATATCTGCGGCTCAGGATCAGTTCGATATTGCAGAACGCGCCTATGACATGGCCGACTACGCCCTCTGTTCTGAGGCTTGCCATGTTGGGCTAGCCGTACTGGGCCAGCGTGAAGGAGGTATCCGATGACAACCAGAGCAATCATTGAGATAGAAGTCGACACCGATGATGTCGAGCGGGTCAAGAGGCTCATGCGAGAGGTTGACCTAGACATCATCCGCCACACCCCAGATATTCCGATGGTGCGGGTTGCCCATTTTCAGATCGTCGAGGATGAAATCCCCGCAGAGGATCAGTGGTGCAATTGGAGTGAAACCCTCACCCAAGCGGTGAGCAAACAGTACACAGAGGAGGGTTAAGGATATGTTGGTATTGGTAGCCTGTGAAACGAGCGGAACTGTGCGGGACGCATTCACCGCGGCGGGGCATGATGCGTGGTCGTGCGACATCCTCCCCGCTGACACTCCCACCACCCAACACATCCAAGCGGACGTGCGTGAGGTGCTGACGATGAAAGAATGGGACATGCTCATCGCTCACCCACCATGTACCCGACTCTGCAACAGTGGTGTGCGTTGGCTAAGTGCCGCTCCGGCTGGCCGATCGTTGGCCGACATGTGGGAAGAGCTAGACGATGGTGCCGAATTGTTCAGAGCGATGATGGACGCAGACATCCCGCTAATCGCGGTGGAGAATCCAGTCATGCACCGCCACGCCAAGGAGCGCATCTGGGGTGATGGGTGGGAACGACTGTCCAAAAACGACGGTCAGTTTATCCAGACCAGTGTGCAGCCCTACGAGTTCGCCGCATCAGAGGATGCAGAGGACAACATCACCAAACGCACCTGCTTCTGGTTGAAGGGTCTCCCTGCCCTGACCCCGACCAGTTGCCTGACACGAGAGACTGCACGGGCGGACATTCACATGGCCTCGCCCGGTCCTGACCGTTGGAAGTTGCGGTCTAAATTTCACATTGGAATCGCACAAGCGATGGCCGCCCAGTGGGGTGATGCCAAGGAGAACCAGTTATGAGAATTGAGCTTAAGAACATCAAGCACGTCGAGAGCATGAGCGAAGAAACATTTTGTTTTAACGCAAGCCTCTACGTTGACGGTAAGCGGGTGGGCGCAGTCTCAAACAGAGGCCACGGTGGTTGCCACGAGTACGACGTCAATAACGACACGGTTAGGGAGCTTAACCAGTGGTGCAAAGGAAACCTTCCCACGTGGTCAATGGACGACGATCAGGAATACGAAACTGATCTAGAGTTGCACATCTCAAACCTAGTGGCTGATTTCCTAGATACGAAGCACATCAAGAACCTGCTCAAAAGGAGCGTTGTTGTCATGGATGACACCTGTGAGGAGGGCGAGTGCTGGGTGTACAAATTCTCTCAATACAGGCACTTGCAGAGAGATGAGCTGATCAGCGGTGTTGTGGCGAGGACTTCCAGCGATGAGAGGCTGATCAATCCTGTCGTCCTGAACACCCTGCCATTAGGCGAAGCTAGGCATATTTTTTACAGAACATAAGGGAGGAACCGGTAATGGGGATGGATGTATATGGGATAGCACCCACAAGTGAGGTCGGGGAATATTTCCGAAACAGCGTATGGAGTTGGCGACCATTGTGGGATTTCGTGAGTGAGTCGTGTGACCTCACATTAGAGGTGAAACGATTCGGTCATTTCAATGATGGAATGCAGATAGATGAGTTCACGGCGCGACGTATCGCCAAGACGCTGTTTTCGTTACTGAACGATGGCACCGTTGCGACTTACCAGAGAGCGCATGATGCATTGTTCGAGGCTATGCCTGATGAGGTATGCACACACTGCAATGGTACGGGTGTCAGAGATGATAAATACGTGCAAGGTAAATGCAATGGCTGCAATGGCACGGGTAGGGTCAGACCATTTGAAACGCATTACTCTTTCAGTGCAGAAAACGTACAGGAGTTCGCGGAGTTCGCGGACCATTCAGGAGGGTTTGAAATATGTTAGAGAAAGTCATTCTTTCTAACGATCTTACCGCATCGATTGATGGGAAGATTATTCCAGAAAAATATCAGGCGCTGTTGGTCATTGACCACAGTGGTAGGAAAGCGCCAATCATCAAGGTCATGCAACCGATCGATGGGGATCGCTGGTACCCTACGGGCGGCAGTTGGTACTACGACACGCTCAAGGTTTCAACAAAGCGGCAGGATAACTTGTCCATCGACTGGGGCCAGAATTGGTCCATCGAGAGCGGGATGCAGACTGCAATCAAGAGAGCCACACAATATCTCGAAGAGCCTGACGATGGTGTCAGGGAGGATTGGAGTCGATCTTTCACGCTGGCGGATGTGACCGATGCAAAACTGAAACTTGCGGAAATTTTCATGGAACTTACAGGCACCGATCCTGGCGACAACCAGGCCTACGCTGAATTTTCCATCGAAGCGGAGGGGTTTTTAACCGATTGGTTAGAACAGCGTGATCAGAATGGTGGAGGTGAGAGATGATCAACTACAGAAAAATAGGGCTAGCACTCTTCGTCATGCTCAAATTGATGGCTAAGGTGGCAACAGCCGCAGTATTCATGGCAGCCGGTGCCTTCTTCACCGTGCACTCATTCAGTACCACGCCCATCGATGATCTGCGGATAGGGGTGTTGGCGATGAAATTCATGGGCATATCGTTCCTCGTCATGTCTGTCGGCATATCGTTGGTGGCGGTGCAGGATGCCGTCGAAGATTCACGTTACATTTAGGAGAACTATCATGCACTTAGAGCAAGCAACAGAGGCATACATTGCCGTACACCGGCCACAGGCCATCGATGTTGACCTCATCGAGAGAAATTATCCTTCGATGGAAAACTACCTCTTCTACAACGGTGCCTACTACGATCGTGATCATCCGTGGTTGCGGTACATCGAGGTGTCCCAGTGGGACCACATCAACGGACACGCCCACACTATCGAATGGGAGGATGACGTTCAGATACTGCTGCCACGGGATCGGTCAGGCCTAGAGGATTGGTTGAGCGCGGATGACAATCTGACAGAGGACCAAGCTGAGGATTACCGAACAGAATTTTATGAAAGGGTCACGCGGCTGATCTTGGAAGAATGTGAGCATGCTGAGATCAATATCGCCTACCCGGGCGACCTGACAGAGGGAGAGCTGCGTACCAGCGATGGGGACGGTCACTGGGACTACTGGGACTGCCAATTCTTGGATGACGTGATGGAAAAAGCCTTAGAGGAGATGGAGGCATGAAAGTCGAGGTATGGACGAAGCCGGATCTGAAAGACTACTGGGGCATTCTCCCAACCGGGACACAGAGAACAGCGGGTTGGATCAGGCGAATGCGAAACGCTCCGACCCGCACCTATCTGGTGAAAATCTATGGTGCTGAGTTCGTGGTAAGACAAGGGCCGTTTCGTGGCAAAAAAACCCCTACCCAATCATTCCATTCCCTGAAAGAGGCCAAGCAGTTTGTCCACGAACACTTTGAGACAGTCAGTGGCGACCAAGAGCGTAGATATCGCGGGCTTCGAGTGAGAAAAGGTACATCTTGCGCCCAAAAGGGTACATCTTGCGCCCAAAAGGGAGAGCAGATATGTGGTCAATGAGGGTGGTGGTGGCTGACGGAGAAGAGGAGCGAACAGTTGCCTTTCAGGCAGCCTCCTTCTCTGACCTGATCAAGGACTACACAAAGTTCCTGCGGAACAACTGCATCTTTCACGAGGATGAGGTCATCGATGCCAGCATTGCGCCAGATGGCACTCCCTTTGATCCTGGAATGGTCAGCTTGAAAAAATAGGGGATAAACATGGAAGGAGATCTATATCAACAAACTCTTTTTGCGCTCAAGAAACCCCAGCAGCGTATTCTTTTTGCAGAAGAGGCCAGATCACCCAAGAGACAAAGGGAGGAAGCACGGCGACTCGCAAACAGAATGAAGGTGGCTCGTAAATTCGACATTGATGACGAACTGCTGGAGATGGTTTTCGAGCAACCAAGTTGGGTAGAGCTGACCAAGAACGATGGCAGGTTGCCGGTCGAGGTGATGAGCCGCAACATCGTTGAAGCGAATCGTGAGTTGAGGCTGCCGTTCAACAGTTGTTTCTTAGAGTTTAACGGACGCAAATTCAACGAGCACCTTAGTGCTATGGGGTGGTCCACCGCGGAATACGTGTCATCGATAGGAGATTCCAAGACACCGTTATCTATAGAAGAAGATTCGGGCCATGCAAAGACACCGTTCGACAGAATAGGCGTTCTCTTTTTGCAGTCGAATGATGGGACGATTGACTGCTTTTGCTTCCACAACAGCCAAGACCCGCTCGAAAACTACAAAGGTCATACAGATTGGGTTTACATGTCGATGGTGGGGCGTTCTTTCCGTGAAGCAACTCTATCAGGCAATCCAAATGCCGACGACCATGCCTACGCCCTCAAACAAATGTCGTTGCTGGTCTTTGGCATGAGCTTTGAGGGTCAGCCTCTCACTGACGCGGTGCCAGAATATATCGACATGTTGCGAAGGACCAAGATTGTCTTCATGCAGCACCTCTTTCGCTATGAACGAATCAGGGAGGTGTTGGATGATCTTGTCGAGCCGTGGTGCCCGTTCCTCATACGGGCCGCTTGGGAAACGCTCCGCGTTCTCAACTACCCTTGGGTGGCAAAAGAACGGACTCGATTTGAAGGGCCAAGGAGAGGTCGCAGACCTAAGATCACCCCCCGTGATTCTTACTATCGGTGCAAGATCAATCTTCCTAAACCTGACGGCGTTGAAACTAAGGACGCGGAGCCACGCGATGAGGCATCCGGCAAGCGATTGCACCAAGTGCGCGGCCACTGGCGTGTCTACCGCGACGAAAACGGCGACTTCATCAAGAGAACTTGGATCAAAGAGCATCGGCGTGGTGATCACCGGCTGGGGGTAGTGCTGAAAGATTACGTTTTGACAAAGGTAGATGACCAAGATGGCTAGTCTGAAAACAAAAGCGGTGGGTGATGCCATCGAGACGCTGCAAGATCTCAATGAAGAGATCCGTCAAAGGCTGGTGTGTCTCTCTTCTGAGAACCTCGATGAGACCGACGCATTTGTTCTGGAGGTGATCCAGACACTGGTGCAGGTCGAGGACGTGTCATCTGTCGTTCGTCATCATCTGATGGTGTTGGATGAGGCTATAAAAGAAATACATCAACACAGTTGCAACGAATAGCGAACAGTGTACAATCGCAAAATACGAAGAACGAACAGGGTTGAATGATTTGGTGAAGCGAGAAAAGAAAGTACCGGAGTTTTCAATACTGACAACGGTTGTCGTTGTCACAATCTGCCTGGGGCTAACCGTGCTGATCGGTTGGCTCCAATAAACAAAAAGCTAAAGAGGTAAACGATATGGGTATACAAAATGACATTGATTGCAGTGACGTGAAGATCAGCATCTTTTCGCACACGGATCTTGGCGAGGATTGGGAATTGGTTTGCACCCTGCCTATCAACGACATTACGGGTGCCATCCGTTGGCACTCCACGCTTCCCGAAACCCCGATTTACAAAAAAGGTAAACTGGTTGAGTCCGTCGTCGAAGAGGGATGGGAGATGGTGAAGGAGGACGAAGAGGGGCAACACTGGATACTGCCGGAGCATGAGGTAGATACCGGCACCTCGATCACCTACACAGAGCCTGAACGTTCGGTGCTTATTGAAACTCATGAGCAATTCATGAAGCGTCGAGAAAAAGTGAAAGCGGCTAATCTCAAGATGGTTCACAAAGTCGCTGAGAGCATAAGACAAATGTATAGGGACTGTGGCGATTTTTGGGATGCGAACTGCACCGTTCAGGTCACGCAGGAGGTCGAGATATGAGTCGTTCGATTGATGATATCTTGAATGAGATGGAGTCATGCATCGATCAATGGGAGGATGCAGCATCTCTGCAAGCGTCACTCGACGCTAACTACAAGAGCTGGGAGGCAGCGCAGAAGCTGGCCCTGATGGATAGCGGCGAGAGTGGTGTGAAGGCGGAAAACCAAGTGCGGTCTAGCCCGAAATGGAAGAAGCTTTTTGTGGATCTCCAGATGCAGAACATCTGTGTCGAGAAGTCCAACCGGCAGATCAAGCTTTTGCAGAATCGATTTGAAGCAGCCCGAACCGCGGCAGCCGACGCGAGGAAAGTCGTATGAATACATTGTCTGTGAGTGATGAGGAGTTGCAACTGCTGCATCAGCTCCTGCTGATGAGTAACGATGACCCCCGCGCCTATCACGTGGACGACACATGTTTTGGCGCTGGTTGGATCAATGCAAGTGGTATCTCAGAAGACGACGATTGGTCGCAACTGCGGAACACTTGGACAACGCTGACCAGTAAGGTGGTGCAGCTTTCGGAGGAGACGCAAACAGACAATTGAATGTGGGGTAGTTTGCATCAGGCGGGTGTGAGCGTCAGGTGTGTGTGGAGCCTACCACTCCACCCCTAATGAGAAAGAGATCGGATGAAGTGGTCGCCCCAGTTGATTTTCACACGGCCCAATCCGGTCAACTCGCACACTCACTAATTTAAGGAGGGAAAAATGTCTTTGCAGAAAGGTACAGAAGTTCGAGTAGACAGTGATGTCGAGTGGCCTACTACTACTGCTCCACGCAGTAGATGGTTCACCACAGGCTCAGGATTCTTTTCGACAGAGGAAGGCAGCAAAGGCTATCACTGGATCGAGTTGAGAAACTACAAGGGTGCAGTGATAGATGAGATTGTGTCTGCTGAAGATTTGGAGAGTTTGAACATGCAAGACTGGGATAGTTACTACAACACAATTGATGCTCCTCCCAAGAGCTTGTCAGAGGAAGTCGTTGACTGGGAGCACACGCTCTGGGAGCGCACACCCCCCGGAAATAGGCTGGCAAAGGAGGTGGCTGAATGGGAGCACACGCTGCTTGAGAATGTGTCAGACAAAGGTAACTGAGGGAAATATGATCATAGAAAAAAATGTGCCAATGCCTCGCAAAAGAGCCGTTCGCAGTGAGCGCACCAACGAATTTGATGCAGCATTGAGAGTCATGGAGGTCGGTGACAGCATAGCCTTTCCTGCGAGTGAGTCATCAGTCGTTGAGCATTTTAGGCATTTCGCCCAACAAGCATACGACTATAAAATGACTCGCCGAATATCAGAGGACAAGCAGAAGATTCGGATTTGGAGGATTGAGTAAGGATGCCCCCGGCCACGGGGATGAAGGAGGGTAGCCAGGGGGCAGACAGGTGAGAGCTGTCCCGGCTATTCTTCCGAAAAATAATGCGTTTTGCAAATGCCGGAGAGCAAAAAATGACCCTCGAAACAGGTTACCCTGACTTATATCTCTTATGGTACGAAGAACACGGCGACATTACGCTGCACGTTTTTGAAGACGAAGAAGATTTTTTAGATGCACAGGATGAATGTGCAGACGATGACATAATCTGTCACACGCTATCGTTGAATTGGCATCCCGCCACGTAAACCCCCAAGCCAGCCCTGCACCCAAGACGGAGAGACAGAGTGATGCAGATCGCTGGCCTAGAGGCAGCACAAGTCTAGCAAACTGACATTACTTTGAAGAGACCGCGATAAACCTCTGATCGATGGCTGCCAGTCCCTCACGAAAGACTGGTAACTCATTCCCAAGCACGGCCCTATCTAAAAGTATTGCTCCAACGATCATCTCCGCTGCCTCTCTGCCGACAGAATCTGACATGCAGTTGACGATGTCGCGCAGCAAAAGCAGGTTGTTGTTGTATCTCCCGGTGCCCTTGTCCGTGGAGGGGACACCTTTCAGGTTGACGCTCCTCACGAAAGCGCCAGCCCTGCCCAGCACATCAAGCAAAAATTCTGCTGACTTGTGCTCCACCGTGTCGATCTTGCCACTCAGCAGCAGCCGATCAATCTGGAGTTGATCCGTGACCCTCGCCCTTGAAACGACCTCGCCCTCCTCCTTCTCAAGGATAACGCGGTGCCTTTCGTGCAGCCTGGGGCTGCCGACATCGTTCACAACGAGATCAGAAGTCCCACTGGCCGGGTCTTTCATTATTGTACGCCCTCGTTCCGCCTGGATTTTCGTCTGCGTCATCCCAGACCACATAATCGCGATAACGACCATTCACCGGGTCATAGTTAAGCTTCGCATGACCCACGGTGCCAATCCATTTGAATCGGCACTTCCAACTATGGACCTCGATGTGCTCCCCGGTGCGATGCACCGTCAAACCACAGTCCGCCTTCGCAAACCAAGCAGCAGAACCGCTGATGTGATTGCCGTTGGGGATCGGCATCTGACCACTATCGTTCGCTCTCATCTTTGCTGGATGAGCGATGAACCAAATGTGCAGATCACAGGATCGAGCAAACTGCACCATGCGCGTCAGCATCTCGCTGATCGCTTGGTGTTCATTCTCAGAGGATGACTGGGCGATGTAGTTGTAGGGATCGATCACCAGACCGCGGCATCCCAGACGCATCACCGCCTGCTTGGTACGCTCGATGATCGAGTCAATCGTTGCAGCCTCACCGTCCTTGCTGTCGAGAAACGCAAAGTGATCGTTGACCCATGACTTAGCTTCGTTCATCTCATCATGCGACATTCTCTCAGTCGGACCCACGAAGAACGGCTTACGTGCTCTCTTCTCAGACAGCTTGATGATGTGCAATGGTGGCGGGTTCTCGAAACTGGCAATGGCAAACTTCCAATCGTGTTGCTCCGCAAGGTTGACCAGCACCGCATCGATAAACTCCGATTTACCACTGCCGGGTTGCCCCGTCACCACCGTGAGCTGGCCTTGAAGGACTGTGTACAGCTCATCGAGACCACTGAATCCGGTGCTCTTGCCCTGCATCAGCCCACGTTCGTAGAGGAATGCCACGTCCTCGCCGTAATCATCCGCGCTGTAGACACCCACCAGTGGAGTTGGCACCGCACAATCGATCAGCTCCGCTAAGTAATCTGCACCATGCTCTCTGAGCGCATCGTTCGCGTCCTTACAGCCCTCTGGCAGCTCTAGGTGGTAGCACTTGGCTCTGCCTACCCGCCGCATGATCTCTTCCCCTAGCGCCTCTCCTGGCTCATCAGCGTCCATTGCCAGAATAATCTTTTCAGCTTGATCGAGTACCGACTTTGCCTTCCAGAGATAGGAGAACTTCCTATCCTCTTCTGGATCTACCTTTCTGTTGCTCACTTTCTGAGGTGCCCCAGATGGCACTGACACCACCAGATGATCAGTGCGACTACCCAAGGCATCAGATATCGCGCAGCAATCTAGCTCACCCTCAGTGATGATCACCGTGGTGTGCTCATCCGTCGCGCTCTCGATGTTCCACAGGTTCTGCGCTGAACCATCCTGTATGAAATTCTTGCCCTCAGTGCTGCGCCACTTGATCGCTGACTTGTCCTTGTAGGCAAATCCGATCGCTGGTACATCACCGACGTTATGGAAGTAATGGTTGCCACCAACCACGTTGAGATGCCGTACCCGGCTGGGGTCAATGCCCCGCAGTGTCAGAAAATTATCAGCCACCAGTTGATCGGACTGCTTGGGCACACTGATCGCAGTAACTTTGGTGACAGGTTTGTCGATCTCGAAATCATCAAACGGATCGTCCCTCCTCACAATCCCACTCGCCTCGCAATGCCAGCATTTGTACACCAGACCATCCGCCACCTCATCCACATCTAATGTTTTCTGATTTTTCTTTTTCCTATCCCCTGAACAGAGGGGACAAACGTGTCGTCCCTCACCTCGACTCTGTATGAAATACTCGAAGTCGTCGTCACTCATCACATGATTCATCTTTCCTCCTCTTGTGAATCCCCTAGATTTATGATATTTATCGTCAGCTATCGACGTTGGCATCACGTTCAACTCTCTGAGTTGATAGCAGCTTTCGTATCTGTAGCTATCGACGTTAGCTATCGATGATGGCTTCTCGAAGCTCTCTCACGCCATCGATAACAGCCTTCTTCCTTCTCACTCCTGCATCCTCACTTGCTATCCTGTAAATGATCTCGAGATATTTTGATCCCACACCGGGGCCAAGATCGTTCTTATCGCATAAGCGTTCAA